TATCTTTAGTGTTAAGCCTAAATCTTTAGCAGTTTCAATGTAAAGGTCTTTATCCATATCAAATGATAATCCATCGTCGCCTCCGTAAATGCCCAATGCTTCCCAGGCATCCTTAGGTGGTAGTCCTGTTCTTCTTAGTGTACAATAGGCGACAAAGGCATTAACTATTGTATTGAACAACGATGTTTCTGCTGAACCAGAGTGTCTACCAAAGAGTAGTGGGATCTTGACTGTTTCACCTGTTATTTTGTCCTCAAACATGGCTGTAGTCATAAGTTGTGCTGCATGGAGTTCTGCTGCTTCCTTGCCAAAACCTACTCTCATCAATTTATTTTCCAACATCCTTAAAAATTCCCCTACTGTTACATCAAAAGCACTATAGTCAGTCCCGCTGGCTTTCTTGGCTCTTTTGGCTTTATCTCCTATTGCTTCAGCTAATTGTTCAGGGTTCAAACCAAAAGCATACCAATGGAACCATTTGGGATTGTCTTTTATGAAGAGTCCATAGCCTAAGGTATAACGGGAGTATAGGATCTTCTGTCTGGGATTGGATCTAATAATGGGTCTTAACGATTTTGGTATAGGATAAGCTTCAGCCTTAGTAAACGCACTAACTGATTGTGTGTAATACCATTCGCCATTGGATCCCATTTTGATGTCCAATTTCTGTCCTGGTTTCTTTTGCTGTTCTTCAAATTCCTTAGAAGTGAACATTTTGGGTTTTCCGACCATGTAAAATAGGTCTACAAATTCATCTGTGAATCCCTCATATTCCCTCCGTTTCGGACTATCAGCAGCAAAAGTGACTCCCTGAGGGTACTTATTATATCTCAAATCCTGCATCAATTCTATGCTGGCTTTACCAGACATAGGTATGCCCCAACATGGACTGACCGCCGGTGTACTTAACACCCGGAGCAACGCTTTAACTCCGGCCCGCCCATTCTTTATAGCAACTTTATCTACAAAAGCCCAAGCCCATCCCAGGTGTTGATCTTGTATATGTTTAGGCACGGGGGTTGGTTTGGGTTCTGTTACTGTCACTGTATCAGGGTCAATATCCGTCCTGATAGCAAGTGGTTTTGTTGGTGTGAGATGTGTAGTAGTTGAATCCGGTCGTGGTGGTAAAGGTGGTGGTACTGCCATGGGTAATGGTGGCAGGGGTTTTGAAGGTATTGGTGGATGAATAGTTGCCTTAACCTTTAACACTTTAATGGGTTCCGGTTCAATAGGTGTTGGTGTGATTACTGGTTTTGGGTGAAGTGATTTATACAAAAATTGGGAAAATTTGATTAGTAAGTTAAATAAAGCGCAAATCCCTAACCCAAGTTTTTGCATAGTTACCCAGTTGTCTTGTTCATAATCCGTTATTGGTACTGGGTGTGTGTTGAATGGTTG